GAGCCAAGCATCAAGGCCGCTTACTTTCGCGTTCAAGTCACCGGCTACCATGATGTAGTCGCCAACAGCAGCGGCGGCGATACCGGCGGTCCAGTTACCCGAAGCAGTCAAGGTTCCAGTGGAACGGTTGATTGCAGAGATAACTACAGAACCAACACGGTTAGCCGCGCCATCGGTAGCGGAAAGAGCCAAGGTCATTCCCACTTCGAAGTTTACGATATCTTCGATATTAGCGAGGGTGATCGTGGGGGTACCAACGGTCGATCCAGCGCTGATTTGACCAAGCGAACCAGTTCCATTTCTGTATTCTGCACCGGCAAGGGAGCGAACGCAGGATTGGATAGCGCCGTCGATCTCAGTGGTAGCTGCACGCATGAATGCATCGCTATCGCCTTGAGAAGCTTCAAGCACTTCGTTCTGGATGTTAGCAAGCGAATAGTCACTTACGCGAGTAAGGGTAAACGCCTTGATTTGGGAGTTGGTTTTTTGAGCCAAAGCGTTCGAGAAAGTAGCCGAACGGCCTTGGGGGTTTCCGTAGATGAGGGGCAGGGGCATGTTCAAGCCGCCGAACTTCTCATCTTTGCGAACAGTCGCATGGAAAGGGTTATTTTTGTAAACAAGATTTTTAACAGTGAAGTTCAAAGTTTTCATAATAATTTTTGCCGTATTGTTCTGTTGCCGCCAGCGCTTTGATTAATTTTCTTATACCAATATATAACATATATTTTATATAAACTACTATTAAATCTTAAAATTTAATAAAAAAAAAATCCAATCAATTCGATTGGATTTTTTTTTGGTCGTAGTCGTCCCAGAAGGATTTAGCCTCTTCTACTTCGGCTTGTACTTGCGCGATTTCGTCAAGTGATAGTTGTTTGAGGATTTCTTTTTCCCAAGGAAAAGAAATGACTTCATCTTCTTTTAAACCTTTTACGTGTGGCGCTAGTGATGACCACATCATTTTTCGAGCAATTATCAAACGCTCACGGCTTAAAGTGTCTTGATGCTTTCTGTAACCTCTCACGGCGTTTGAAAACTGTCGAGGCGTTAAGCTGTAGAACTCTTTTTGAGTCAACCGAAGTTGGCCAAAGGCTATTTCTTCGAGGTCGTCCCAGTCTGGGTCGTAAGCTTCTTGCTCCTGGTCGGAGCTTTCTGCTTTCCCGCTTCTTCTGCTGGCTTGTCTGTTTTAACCGATTTTACAAACTCACTCATAATCTTGGTTAAAATTTCTAAAGCCAACTTAGTATCTTGTAGATAGAGATTATCTAATTCTTTAGTGGTTAAAGCATCACCTTCATTGACTGGCACTACAGAAGCCATAATCAATGCGTTCAGCATATCCAATTGGTCAAAATAAATATCTTCCTCAATCTCACCCAAAACACTCAAAATTCTTTTTTGAACCCCCAAGAGCGTTGGCTCATTGAACTTTTCTCCCAAAGCTCTAAAAACCCCCATTCCAAAATCAAGAATGAAGGTTTTTTTATTAATTACGATAGTGGCTGGATTCATAATTATGCTTTTATAGATTTGGTTAAGTTTCCGTTACCTTTAAAAGTAAACGAACCAGTTGCTACGTTATCCACTTGCGCGGTAATTTTAGCATTTTGTACCAAAACTTTTCCAGCCAATACGAAGTCACCCACAACAGAAGTTGCGAATTCCACATCGATTTCGGTTCCAGCCAATTGATAGGCTACAATATCCAAAGCATCGGATTGTGTAGATGAAATCGGCTTGTTTGCCACCAAACATTCTGTTGAAATACTCCAAGAGTAATTGGACGCTTCAGAAATAGTTCCGTCAGTGTCTTTGGTTGCAATATCTTCAAGCTTTGTGTCGATTGACAATTCGCAAGAAGTTGCGTGAAAGAGCGTCTTCCCTTCAAAAGAGAAACGCAATAATTTTCCTTTGTAAAAAGTACTAGCCATTTTTAATAAGTTTTAAAATTAATGATTCCTACAAAGGTTCCCGCATCTTCGATGTAGTCGATTGTTTGAGATTGCCAAATGTAGTTTGGACTGTTTTCAATTATTGGTTTAAGTTTGTCGACTAGTGTCGCGCACTCTTTGTATTTATTGGACGTAAACCAGCAAAACAATTGTATGTCGACTGCATCACCATCTTGACTCATTGGTAGTTCTTCTTGAATTCGATAAGTCGCAAAAGGCGGTTGCACCCCTTCGAGCGCAACGATAGGATAAATCTTTGTTCCCATCACTGCTGTAAAATCTGTCTCACTTGTGAGAAAAGAAAATAACGCCTCGGATTGCTGTACCATTTTAACTTAATTTATCAATTCTACGTTGAATAAAACGCGCCATTTTAACTTCGGCATCGGCAGTAACACGACCGCCTGTGGCTTGGTATGCTTTGGTTAAATAAGGATTTGCTTTGGTCCTACTTTTTGCAGCGCTGTTGTTCGCTCCTTTTTTATGTTTGCGTTTATACCCTTTGTGATAGATATTTATACCATCGTGCACAAAATGACCGTACCAACCTTTGTTTGCTCCTTTTACGCGTGGACCAACTAAAATCGTTGGGTTGTCGCTTTTACCAGTGATTAACCCTTGTGACTTTTTAAGGTTCCCAGGTGTTATTTTTTGACCTCGCGCCACGTGCATTCTTCTTGATACGGGAGCCAACAAACGAGCCGCTTGCAATGTTGGCTTAGCCACTTCTCGCAACAAAGCAAGCGTTTCACGCCGTTTGTCTTTATCATCCGACAATTGCTTAATTTTGTTTAGCAATTCAGGAAAGCCGTCTATTTCTATCGCAAGCCTACTCATAAAGCTCTACTTTTAATTGAATGAATCGTTTGCGACCCATCAACATAAAGTGGATGATTCTGTACTTAATGCCTTCATCTTCCAAAACCAATTCGGTATTCTTTGGTAAAAACAAAGGATTGTGACGAATCACATAAGCTCTATTGGTTAAGTGCCTTATTTTTCCTTCTACATCTTCGTCACCAGAAACCTCCATCATTTGCGCCCAGGGTTCGAAAAGAAGATTCAAAACTACTTCCTCTTCGCCTGTTGTATTACGAATGGTTACAGGTTCTAATATCTTAATCTTTCGGTCCAGTTGACCAATGAACGGATTTTTTAATGACATTGTTTAGAATTTTTTGTAAGGACGTAACTTTGATATTGCAGCAGTCAACGGAACTTCGACACGATCTTCACGACGTTCGTACATATCCGAAACCATTAACAACACCGCTTGCGCAATAGGCTTTGGCACCGTAGTCATTCCGATAGTAGCTTTGATAGTCATTGCATCCCATTGGTTTGCAATTTCTGGTACTTGCTTAAATCGGATTTGAAACACCTTGTCGTTTAGCTTAGTCAAAGAATAGTCAGTGGCTGGCATCGTTTCTTCGGCACCATCTTTTTTGAAATACTTTACTTCGCTAATTTCTTTGAACGGAAAAGCTTCAAACACGAACGGATTTTGCACCTGGTCGAGTTTGTACTCCAAATCCTTTTGCAAAATGTGACCACCAATGTAGTTTTCCGCCTCGGTCACTGCTGATTCGATATAAGTGGTTATCAAATCATCTTCTTCCGTGTAAGATTCCTCAATGTGCAATTGTTTTTTGGCCATAGCCAAAGTAACGATTGACAAAGCCGAACCTGTAGGCGTTATGTTTACATCTGTAATCATTATTCAGCAGCTTCAGGAGTTTCAGACTTTTCTTCATACACGATTGCAAAACCGGCATCAATTAATTCATCGGCTTGGTTTGCTGGTAATTCAGCCACTTCACCTATTGAATACGCTAAGCCATAGGCTCCGGTAGGAGAGAAAATGAATTCTACAGTTTTTATCACTGCACTTTCGTTTTCTGTAATTTCTGGTTTATTTTGCTTTGCCATAATTTCTAAAGAGATTATAAACCTTAACCCATTACTAGGTTAAGGTTTTGATTAACTATTACGTAGTAATGATTCCTTTTGCAACTGCAAAAGCTTTTGGTTGTTTTACCAAAACATCGATAAAGACGTTTGCAGTAATTTCTACTAAACCTTCTTTTTTACGAGAGAATTCATCTACTGATAAATCCATAAATCCCCATTGATTGATCAATAACTGAGACCAGTCACCGAAAGCAATTGCAGAAAGGTTCGTTCCAATACCTTTTGAAAGGTTGCTTTGCATATGGTTTGAAGTTTC